AAAATGTTACAAGACCAAGATGTGTCACCCGAAGTTGTTTCACTTGGAGAAGAAGATGGTCTGAATGAATCACACAATTCAGTAGTTAAGTATGATTACTTAATGCCTCATGCATATGACAATAGAAAAAAGGTAGATGATAAGGAAGTGTTCGTATCATATAATGCAGACAACAATGAAAATAATTGTTTACAAAGACGAGCAATGTTGGAACAACTACAACAAAACACTGTTATAGTAGAAGTATCTGCAAGGTCAGATATATCTGTGGGTACAGTTGTAGAATTAGACATTCCAGCAGCTGAGGTTGCACATGACGATGGTATGATGCCTAGAGATGAAAAAACAGATGATAGATATTTGATTACTGATATGACACTAGAGATAGGAAACAAAGATTTTAGTAAGTTAATATTAGAGTGTGTGAAGGAATCATTTGCAAAACCTATAGAACAGGTGAAAGTAGATGATACACCAACGAGAGGTAGGAGAGCATGATAAATTTTTATGGAGTAGTTGAAGATAGACATGACCCTCTAAAGATAGGAAGGGTTCGTGTTCGTATTCATGGGTATCACACTCATGACAAACAAATGATATCAACACCCGACTTACCATGGTGTCAAGTAATTCTTCCAACTACATCTACAGGTCATTCAGGTTTTGGTACACAACATGGTTTGACTGAGGGTACAAACGTTGTAGGTTTCTTTAGAGATAAATCTATGCAAGACCCAGTCATAACAGGTGTGGTTGCTGGTATCTCACCCGAACATTCTAGAGAAGATGATAACCAAAAATATAGACCTAAAACATCTGAAGGATTCAATGACCCAAGACTTTTGTCGAAGGGAGAATACAAAAATACACCCGATGGTGAGAATCCTAAACACTCATCACAAAGAGGATTTGGACTAGACGTATCAATCGAAGAGTCACCTAAGTTACCAAAGAAAGTTAAAATAGATTACGAAGGTGAGGGGTCAGAAGTAGACTATGATAAAGTAAGTAAATCTGATTTACCATATTATCCACTAGAAAGAGGTGAGAGTGATTTAGGTAAATACCATACAGGTGAAAAACCAAACTACAAAGATAGAGAGATACCTCTAGACAATTTTAAAGACAAAGATATTGGTGTAAAAAGAGAACCTAAGTATCCTTACAATAAAACAACATTCACAGAATCAGGTCATTTACTAGAAGTAGATGATACACTTGAACATGAAAGAATTGCAGTTCAACACAGGTCAGGAACATTCCATGAGATTCATCATGATGGTTCTGAGGTAACTAGGATTGTCAATGACAGATACACAGTTGTCTGTAAAGATGATGAGGTGTACATCGGTGGTAAAGTAAATGTCAAGATTTTAGGTGATGCAAAATTAGACGTGGGTGGTGATGCACAAATTGATGTGACAGGTGAAACAGATATCACATCTATCAAAGACTTAACAGTCACTGCACCCACTATCGGTCTTTACGCAAACGAAATTAAACTTAACTCATAATGGCATTTACAGTACAAGTTCCAACATCTTTTGGATGTTCACCCGATACGATATTTTCTTTACCAACTAAGGAAGACTTAGTCAATGCACTTAATCAGATTGCACAGATACCAAGTCAACTCAGAGTTGCACTTGTTACTATGGCAGATGAACTTACAGAAGACTTACGTAATGAGATAAAGGAACTTATAAAGACTATAGAAGATTTTATTGACAAGTTACAAAAACTTCTGAGTCCATATTGGGAGAAACTCAAGGTCAGGGATTGGCAGAAAGAAATTAATGATGCAATCACTGAACTGATTCAGGAGTTTCATATTTACATACCAAGAAAGATTGCAGAAATTATATCAAAGTTAATACCAATAGAATTAGTATTTAAGTTTGCTGGTCTTGCAATAGATATCGTTAGAATTTTTGACCCCACATATCAATCAGAGATAAGAGCTCAGATACTTGCAAACATTGATAAGTTCTTTTCTGCAATACCCGAAAAGTTTAGGTCGTGGAGAGCTGAGTTTGGTGTATTGTGTGATGAGTGGAAAGCAAAGGTAACTTGGCAATATATTAAAACAGAGATACAGGGATTTCTAACTAATGGACTACATGGTGTCTTCGGTAAATTGATTGATAAATTTGATAAGATATGGGATGCATTAGGATTACCTTCACTGGTGAAATTATTCACAATGCCTGATATCGGTGCATTGATTGATAATGCAATTCAATCATTCATGGAAAGAAGAAAAGAGTTACTCAAAAAACTTCAAGACCTCAATCTTGCTGAAGAGGCAAAGAAAGCTATCAGGGAAGAACTAAAAAAAATTAGTGAAAAGATTGATGAAGTGTTAAACAATTTATCGGTGTTTGGATTTGACATACTATCAATCATCGGTGGTAAGATAAAAACAACTGTACAGTCATTAGAACAAAAGATTATGGAAATCAAAATTGCATTTCAAGAATTTTGTCAGAACTGGCAGAAGAAATTGTTATTTGATTGGGTCAAGATTGTCAAGAAGTTTTTCAGTGCAATCGGATTAGGAAAGTTATTTGATTTATTAACAATTACATTTTGTGATTTCTTAAAACTAATAGGATTCCCACCAGCAATTCCAACCATTGTTGGTATCAGTGGTGTAATAAGTGTACAACAAGTTACACCTAATAATGATAATTCAGATAGAATACAAAAGATTGATTCAGAAACACAAAGTCAATCATCAGATACCATTGTTGATGGAAAATTAGTACAGAGATTCATAAGGTTTAATGATGCTGGAAGTGATGAGGGTGTTTCAAGTTTTACTGCAAACGGAGTGACAGATACCTTTGCTATACCATCAGGTGACGGTACCCTAATGGTCTTCATAGATGGAGAAGAACAAGTTGGACTTCCACTTGTAGGAACATATACAACCAGTTCAGGTAACGTTGTTTTCAATAGTACACCTGTTTTAGGAAGTAGTGTTTCAATTATCAAAGTTTAGTGTATAAATAGTATTATGGCATATGAAAAAATCAAATCAAGTGGTAAAACAGTAGCAGAAAAAGTCTATGCAGACTTGGATTTGTTTTTCAGACCACATCCTATTACAGGTGATATATCATTGAAATATGATACCGATGCAATCAAGAGAGCTGTACGTAATATTATGATGACTAACTATTATGAGAGACCGTTCAAGCCAGGATTTGGTAGTAATATAAGGGAGATGTTATTTGAATTAGATAACCCTAGATTTCATTACAAGTATGCAGAAGATATTAAAAAAACTATTTTAGATTTTGAACCAAGAGTTACAGGAGTAGAAGTAAATTTCGGAGAAGTAACAAGTAGAGGAGAAGTGGACGTGAAAATATCTTACAAAATTAGACAAACGAATTTAGATAAACAACAATTAACAGTTACTTTAAGTAGGGTAAGATAATGGCAAAAGTAAAAAGTTCAACACTCAACGTTACAGACATAGGTTTCGATGACATATCCGATAACCTCAAAAACTTCCTAAAAGGACAAGATGCATTTAAGGATTATAACTTCGAAGGTTCTAACCTTGCAACACTGATTGACCTTCTTGCATATTCATCTCATATTTCTGCATTCAATACTAACCTTGCAGCTAGTGAGATGTTTTTAGATTCTGCACAAATCAGAAAGAATGTAGTATCACGTGCAAAAGATTTAGGTTTCACACCTTCAAGTGTATCAAGTGCAACATCAGTTTTTGATATAGAGTTGGTAGGAGTCAGGAATGCAGATTCAACCATTCCATCGTCTGCAGCTATGACAATACCTAGAGGACAAAGATTCTCAACTGTTTACAACGGAACAACATACGAGTTTGTGTGTACTGCATCTGTAACCCCTACTCAGAATGGTACTACTTTCTCGTACCCTAGTATTAATGTAAAACAAGGTGTGTATGTAACTGATACATTTGTTTATGATTCAACAGAACAGAATCCAAAGTTTGTATTGTCTAATCTTAGAGCAGATGTTATAACACTAGGTGTAAAATTAATCAGTGATGGAAAACCATCAAACTATACTAAGGCAGATAATGTATCATCCATCACTACCACTGCAAAGGTTTACTTCACTCAGGAAAACGAAGATGGTTACACAGAATTTTATTTTGGAGATGATACACTAGGTGCAAAACCTTTCGATGGTGATATCATTCAGGTCACATATCTTGTAACAGATGTGATACATGCAAACGGTGCTTTAAACTTTGCACTAGTAGATAACATCAATGGGTTTTCAGATGCATCAATACAAAATGTTACACCTGCTTACGGTGGTGCAGAAAAAGAATCTATCGAATCAATTAAATTTAAAGCATCTAAATCATATGCATCACAGAACAGATTAGTAACACTTGATGACTACAAATCTAAAGTGTCAGAGTTCTATCCGAATGCAGATGCAATTGCAATATGGGGTGGTGAAGATAATAACCCACCCGAATATGGTAAGATATTCTTATCATTAAAACCAGTTAACAGTAATTACCTCTCAGAAGCTGAGAAGGCAAATGTAGTTTCAAAATTGAGAGACCTCAATATGTTAACTGTAAGACCAGTCATCGTAGATGCAAAAGTAATTGACATCGTACTTGATGTTGTTTTCAAATACAATCCAAGAGAAGCAACAGTTAGTTTGGGTGAACTGGAAAGTGCAGTAGAAACTGCAGTAGAAAATTATGATAGTAACTTCCTAAATGGATTTGATTCTATCTTTAGGTATTCTAAGTTTTCTAATGCAATAGATATTGCAAAC